ATGGCGCCGGGTGCGGGTCCTCGGGACATCTCCGGGGACCTGCAACGCCACCGCGACCAGCCGGACGCCTCGATGACGACGCCGCCGGGCGGCTACCCGGTGACGGTCGGAGGGAACCCGAACGCTCCGGCGGACAGGCAGACCAGCGACGACGGCATGACCGGCGTGGACGTGGCTGCCCCGGGCCCGTACTCGCTGGCGACGAAGTGGGTTGGCGGAGGAGCTGATTACTGATGGCCAAGCAGATGAAGCGGGTCGCGCAGACGAAGAAGCTGCCTGCGAAACAGCCCGTGCCGAAGGGCACGGAACGGGCCGCGTCGAAGACCGGCAAGTCGATCTTCGACAGGGCCGACAACGGGAACCGCAAGCTCAGCAAGGGATGAGGATCGCATGAGCGCCATCGACGTCGCGGCGAAGGTCCGTGCCGCCGCCGTCGCCGCAGTCGACAAGGGCTGCTTCGGTGAGGACTTCGGCGTCGACATCAGCGCCGGACTCGCACAGACGCCCACGGGTGGCTTGGCGGTGCTCTACACGCTGATCCTGTCGACGCGGTCCCCGCTGCTCGGGCAGGGGCCGCTCGTGAACTTCACCCAGGTCGCGTCGCCGAACCCGACGGCTGAGCAGGTAGAGCAGGCCGTCACGCAGGCGATGAAGTCGCTCCGCGACAAGGCGTCGGAGATCCTGACCGGTGGCAACCCCGCAGCCGTCCAGCCCGGGTGACACCCGGGAGGACTACGCCCAGCAGGTCGGTGCGGCTGTCGGGTCGGTCTTCGCGCAGGCCGACCTGGTCCTGATCGCCACCATCGCGGAACTGGCACGGAAGGTCGCCGCGCGCACCATGCTGCCCGTTGTCGCGCGGCGGCGGCTCGCCCGCATCGCGGAGACCGTCTTGGCGACAGCCGCCCCCCGGGCGCGCGCAGCAGCCGGCCAAGCCGCCCAAACCGTAACCCCCGTCGTAGAGCAGGCTGTGCAGACAGCCGAGGCCGCGGTCGAGGAAGCGCTGCTGGTTGCCGTCGCTGCCGCCGACGCGGTCGAGCCGGCCGCTTCGGCGACCGTAGCGAACCTGTTCACGCCGTACCAGCAGGCCGTCGATGGGGCGCTTCGGTCAACGCGCGGCGGCCTTCCCGCTACGTCCCTGTCTTTGTCCCGCGTCCAGGCCGCCCAGAAGGCCCTCGACAGCCTCGCGGAGCAGGGCATCACGGGTTTCGTCGACCGGACTGGACGGCGCTGGGGACTCGCCTCCTACATTGAGATGGCGACACGCACCGCCGTCTCGAACGCGTGGGATGAACACCAGGCGAAGGCCCTGATCCGTGCGGGCGTCGACCTGGTCGTCGTGGGCACGCACAGCACGGAAGGCTCGTGTCCCCGGTGTCTGCCCTGGCTTGGGCGCACTCTGTCGCTCGCCGGAACCACGCCGGGATTCCCCACGCTTGCGGATGCGAAGGCGGCCGGTTTCCGGCATCCGAACTGCCGCTGCTCCTGGGCACCCGTTGGCGTCGGCGTCGCCGAAGAGGTCACCAACCCAGTCGAGATCGAGCGCGCCGCCTCGGTCTACCGGGCGTCACAACGGCAGCGCGCGCTGGAGCGCCGCGTTCGGGCCGCGGACCGTCGCGTGGCCGCAGCCGTCACGCCTCGGGCGCGCGCCGAGGCACGCCGTTCCCTGAACGTGGCCCGTGCCGCAGCAGACCAGCACCGTGCCCGTCACGGCCTCGTGATGACCCAAGCCACCGTCAGGCGCCGTCAGCACCCGTTCCGGGCCCGCTGACACCCAAAGACCACCCGTCCCACGTAGGGCGGGTTTCTTCATGCCCGGCCAGGTGCCGAGCGCACACCCGATCGCCCCAGGAGGGCCATCATGTCCGAACTCGCCCCCGAGACCCCGACGCCGCCCCCCGCTGGCGCGCCGGAAACGCCCGCCCCGCAGGCAGCCCCGGAGGCTCCCGCGCCGCAGGCAGCAACCCCCGCGCAGCCCGAGACGCCCGCCCCCGCAGCGACGAGCACCGACGAGCTGCCTCCGTGGGCGCAGCGGGAGCTGAAGAAGCTCCGCGACGAAGCCGCCGGGAACCGCGTCAAGGCGAAGGAAGTCGCCGACTCGTTGGCTCAGTTCAAGGCCGAGCAGGAGCAGCAGCGGCAGGCATTCGCGAAGGCCCTGGGACTCGCCCCCGACGAGCCGCCGACCGTCGAGCAGCTCACCCAGCAGCTCGCCGCGTCGAAGGCGCAGCAGGACGCCGAAGCCGCCCGTGCCCGCCAGGCCGCGGTCGAGCTCGCGGTGTTCCGCGCCGCCGCAGCGCAGCAGGTCGACGGCAACGCGCTCCTCGACTCCCGGGCGTTCGTCTCCGCACTCGAAGGACTCGACCCGACTGCTGCGGACTTTCAGCAGCAGGTGACCAACGCGATCGCCACGGCCGCGCAGCAGAACCCGCGCTACCAGATCACGCCGCCTGCCCCGCCCGCGCCCGAGCCGCCGGCTCCGCCCGCGATTCCGAAGTCGGGGGCGGAGTTCGGGGCCCCGCCGCAGGCGCCGCGCCAGTGGACCGACGAGGACGTGGCCCGAGCAACGCCAGCTCAGCTGCAGAAGGCCATCAACGATGGCCTCTGTGTGGACCTGGGCTTCGGCAGGAAGCGCGCCGACAGGCGCTAGATCTGCATCACAGCACCATCGGCATGCACTCCCAGGCGGGGTGGCCGCTTGCGGCGGGACTACTCGTCCTGCTGCTCAGCCACGAACCTGCCGCCCAAGTCACGAGGCGCACCTGCCTTGTGATGCTTCATGTGGTCTGACCTCGTGGTCAGCTCCAGATTCTCCGGGCGGTTGTCGGTCTTGTCTCCGTTGATGTGATGAACCAGCTCAGCCGAGGTCAGGTACCTCCCAAGCTTCCGTTCCATCACCAAGCGGTGCTGAAGGACGTAGCCGTGCTTGTCCGCCTTCGGGTGGTCGGGTGCGTACTCCGTCACGTATCTGCGTGATGCCCATCCCACACCGCGCCCCTGCCATAGGGGATGCCCTGCGCCCTTCGGGCGCTCCCGGTCGGGGTTCTGCTGCTTCTTTACGTGATGGATTCCCATCTTGATGAGTCGCCAGCGCACGCGCGGATATGGCTCGCCAAGAATTTCAGCGAGTTTCTTCATCCCGAATTGCTTGTAGAGACGAGCGACTTCTTCGGGGCTTTCCCAAACGCTCTGAGTCATGTCTTCAGAATACCACTGAGGACGGCATCATAGGAGGTCAGACCAAGTGTCTGTGCTTGCATTCAAGCCGGAGGTGTGGTCCAAGGTCATCCTTGCGGCCCTCCAGAAGAACCTGGTTTTCGGCGGCCCCGGCGTCGTCAACAACGACTACGAGGGCGAAATCTCCGGCCCCGGCAACGTGGTTCACATCACGCAGTTCGGCGACCCGGTCATCACCTCGTACACGCCGAACTCCACCCTCACCTACCAGGCACTGAACGACGCCGGGCTCGACCTCAACATCGACCAGGCGTACTCGTTCAGCTTCTCCGTCGACGACGTCGACCGCCGCCAGGCCGCGGGCGACATGCAGTCGTACCTGGAAGAGCGTGCCTCCTACAAGCTGGCCGACACCGCCGACCAGTACATCGCGGGCCTGTACACCGGGGTCTCCGCGAGCAACCAGGTCGGCTCCTCGGGCAGCCCCATCGCCCCGGCCGTGTACTCCTCCAGCACCCCGGCGGACTTCTACCAGAAGGTCCTTCTGCCGCTGAAGGTCCAGCTCTCCCAGGCCAACATCCCGATGGCGGGCCGCTACGTCGTCGTGCCGCCGTGGGCCGAGGCGCTGCTCGAGCAGACCCAGGCGTTCATCGCGATCACCGACATGCAGGGTCAGGCGTCCGAGGTCTTCCAGACCGGCATGATCGGCCGCGCTGCCGGCTTCGACATCTATGTGTCGAACAACGCCGTCAACTACAGCGGCAGCAACTGGATCGTTCAGGCCGGTCACCCGATGGCGATCACCTACGCGGAGCAGATCGTGCAGACCGAGGCGCTGCGCCTGCAGACCACCTTTGCCGACGGTGTCCGCGGCCTGCACGTCTTCGGCGCGAAGTTGGTCCGCCCGGACGCGATCGCCGTCGCCTACGTCACCCGCCCGGCCGGAATCTGATAGGAGGACCGGATCATGACTGCACGTACCCAGCTCACCCCGGTTCAGCTCGTCCGGGACAGCATCAGCGTCACCGAGGCCGCCGCCACCGCAGGCGCCACGACCATGTACGTTCAGGGCGTCAACGCGTCCTCGCCCGGCTCGACGATCGACCTGCGCAAGCTGCTGCTGCGCTTCATCATCGGCTCGACCGCCACCACGGTGACGGTCCGTGCTGCGGGCAACGGTGTCGACGTCAACGGCAACACGCGCACGAGCCCGTACCCGAGCAACACGGTGTTCACCCAGGGCTCCGCCGGGGACCTGGTGTCCGCGTCGACCACCTCCGCGACGCTGGACGTCGGGCCGCTCACGAGCGACCGGTTCATCCAGACCGACAGCGCGGGCAACACGTACCTGTTCATCGACCTCTCGCAGGCCACCGGCGTCACGGTCCTGGCCTACGAGCTGCCGTTCGTCCTGGTGTGATGCCGTGAGCGAGAAGATGTGGATCCGCGGCGAGAACGGCGCCATCCATGTGATGGACGTTCCGCTGCCGCTGGGAATCCAGAGCCGTTTGGACCGCGGGGATCTGGTTCGCGTCAACGAGGACGGCACGCCGTGGCACGAGGCGGGGTTCGTGGAGGCGGAGCCGCCGTACGGCGACTTGCCGCCGGACGCCCCGGCTCTGCCGAAGCGGGCGGAGAACCGGGCCACGTGGACCGAGTTCGCGGTGTCGCAGGGCATGGACCGTGAGCAGGCGGCGTCGATGACGAAGGCCGAGCTGATCGAGGCTTTCACCCCGTCGGTGTCGGCCGGGGAGTAGAGAGGGGCTGATCTGCGTGTCATTCACGATTTTGGGCAACCAGCAGTCGGATGTCCTTCAGGGCGCGCAGATCACCCTCACGCAGATGTTCGAGACCTACCCGGGGTCGGGGCAGGGCGGCACAGCGTCCGGGGTGCAGATCGCGATCTCGGCTTCCTCGACTCCGGGCGGTGGCGCGGGAACTCCGGTTCCTGCGACGTCCAGCGGTGTCGTGCCTTTGTCGGTGAGCCTGTACCAGTACGTGTGGTCGGTGGGCACGGGCCAGGCGCTCGGCGACTACACAGTGACGTGGTCCGGGACGGTCAACGGGGTCCTGCAGACCTACGTGTCGACGGTGACGGTGGCGACGGTGGCGTCCGGGTCGCCGGCGCCTGGCGTCTATGCGTCGGTGGCGCAGTACCGGGCCTGGTCGGGGGACGCGTTCACGCCGGACGCGTTGGTGTCTTCGATGCTGCAGCGGGCGTCGGAGGCGATGGATCACTATCTGATCGGGGCGGTGTACGCCACCAATGCGAACGGGATGCCGACGGATCCGATGCTGATCGACGTGCTGATGCGGGCCACGTGCGCGCAGACGCAGTTCGTGATCTCCGACAATGATCCGACTGGCGTGAAGCGGCAGTACAGCTCGACGTCGATGGGTGGCGTGTCGACGTCGCGCGTGGCGGCGATGACGGCGATGCCGTTCCCGCCGCTGGCTCCGCAGGCTGCCGCGATCCTGCACGCAGCTGGCGTGCTTGGATCCGCTGCCCTGATCAACTGGTAGGCGTCTGATGATGGAGCTCGCGAACACCCGGCTAACGATCATGCGTGGGACGGCGGCGAACGCCTACGGCGACCTGACCGATGTGGGGCAGCCCGTCTACATGGGTGTCCCCGCTGCGCTCGTGGAGTCGAGCAAGCAGGTGTGGGACCCGGCGACGCAGACCCCAAGGACGGTTCGCTCGTCGACGTGCGTCGTCCCCGGGACCACGGATGTCCTGACCAGCGACACGATCCGGGACGAGTCCACGGGGAACTACTACATGATCCAGGACATTGAGTTGCAGCCGACCGGACCGACTGGGATCACACCGAACAAGATCCTCACGCTGCGGTGGCGGTCCGGCGTCGACGTCTCCAGCGACTGACCGGAGGCGGCGATGTCGAACCGTGTGGAACTCGACGACAATCTCGACGGACGCGTCCGGGCTGCGACGGCGGACTGGCTCGACACCCGCCTGGGTCCGGACATCGCTGACGACGCGCGCCGCTACTGCCCCGAGCGCACGGGCGCGTTGCGGTCGTCCATCGAGCACCATGTCGAAGGCGACGATCTGATCGTGTCAGCTACCGGCAGCGACGAACGCACCTACGCCGCCTACGTGGAACTCGGCCACCGGGTCTACCACCCCAGCACCGGCATCACCGGCCCGGAGGTCGTGCCACCCCAGCCGTTTCTGCGTCCAGCCCTGTACCGGCAGCGCGGCGACTAGCCGTATTGGGGGTGTCCGTGTCGACTCCCCCACTGCCGCTCGTCAACACCGACGAACTCGTCGCGATCGCGTGGATCAGCACCGTTCCGGGCCTGTCGGCGGCCATGGTCGGAACCCAACTACCGCCTGACGTCAACGCGAACGGCAGCGTCGCGTCCTGGATTTCGACGGGATTCGTCACCGTCGCTGTCGTCGGCGGAGCCCCGGACCCCCTGCTGCCGGTGGGGCGGCCGGTCGTTCAGGTCGACACGTGGGCGACTCTCCCGGGCAGCAACAAGCCGCCGTGGCTGGTGGCCGCAGCGGTGATGAACGCGATCTCGCGCGCGGCCTGGGATCGCACGCATATACCGCGCCCCGTCGTGCCAGTCGTGAACGGCGTGCAGTACCCGACGGCTGTGGTGCAGTCCGCGTACCTGGCGACGGCACCGCGCCGGATCTACGACGACCAGGGCGACTACGCCCGCTATCAGGCGGACCTGGCGCTGTCCTGGGTTACCGCGAACGACCGACTCGACTGAGAGGTAGCCATGAAGGTCCACGTGACCCTGTTCCCGGACCCGATCGAGGTCCCCGACGACGAGGTGGAGGTGCTCCGGGCGCAGGGCATTCTCCGCGAGGACACCCCCGCGCCGGCGGAGCAGGCCGCGGCGAAGCCCGCAGCGACGCAGAAGGGTGACAAGTCGTGAGCCTCCTGACTCTGACGGCGACGCAGTTCCCGAAGACCGGGGCGAGCGCGCCGCTGAACCTGACGTCGCTGCTGACGGCGGGCACGCTCGGCGCCAACACCGGTGTCACGTTCACGAACACCGGCCGCGAGATCCTGTTCATTCAGCTCGGCGCGTCGTCGTCGACGTGCTCCATCGCGATCGGCACCACGATCGAGGGCCAGGCGGTGGCGGCACTGACGCCGACGCTGACGGTATCCGCGATCAACGTCATCGGGCCGTTCCCCAGCGACGAGAACATCTCCGGCGCGATCCAGGTCACCTTCGGGACGCCCGCCAACGTGACCGGTGTGGCGCTCGGCCAGTTCATCGGCGTGATCTGACCCGGCTTCTTCCCCTCGCCCGCCATGGTGCGGGCTTTTTTCATGCCCGCGCCCGGCCGGGCGCCTGACCCCCGAAGGGGATGATCCATGTGGCAGTGAATGCCGCCAACCTGGTGCTGGGGCCGGCGCGCCTGTACGTCGCGCCGTTCGGCTCCACGGAACCGCTCGACTCCGCCGTCACACCGAACGGCCCGTCGACCCCGCCGTCCTCGCCGTGGACCGATGTCGGCGGCACCGACGGCGGCGTGACGTTCGAGGTCGACAACACGTACACGGGCCTGAATGTCGACCAGATCACGATGGAGGTCGGTGCTCGGCTGACTGCCATGAAGATGACGGTGACCTGCAAGATGGCGGAGATGACCCTGACCAACCTGCAGACCGCGCTGAACAGCATCGGCACCAGTGGTTCCGGGTCGGGCTACTCCACGCTGGAGATCCCCGTCACGTCGTCGTCGACGCAGCCGACCTACGCGGCGCTGATCATCGACGGTTGGGCTCCGATGCTGTCCACCGGCGCTGCGGCACTGCGGCGGGTGATCGTTCGGAAGGTGCTGTCGCAGGTCAAGGCGACCCTCGCCTACGACAAGAAGACCCAGCAGAGCTTGGATGTAACCTTCTCTGCATATTACGTCAGCAGCAGCATCAATCCCATTCACATCGTGGATCAGCTGGCGTAGTGCGTTCCTGACACTCAGCCACGTGTGACATGTAGACACGATAGAATGGCCGCATGCGGCTTAAGAAGATCGTCGGTGTCTACGTCATCGCCTGCTCGGCGAACGGCATGCAATACGTCGGCTCCGCAGCAAATGTGCGGAACCGCTGGTCAACGCATCGCTGGGCACTCCGACATGGCAAGCATCGGATCGTGGCGCTTCAGCAGGACTGGGACCAGTTCGGCGAGGCCGCCTTCGAGTTCAAAGTCCTCGCTGAGGTTCCGGATCCAGAGCTTCGTCGCGCGATAGAGCAGTCCTACATCGACTGCGTCTTGGGAGCGGACCGCGCGTACAACCGCAGCCCCTCCAGCCTGAGCACGGCTGGCATCGAGTACACAGATGATCAAAGACTTGCTGTCTCGATGGCCCTGAAGGGCAAACCCAAGTCGGAGTCGCACCGCGCCTCGCTCAGCGACGCTGCCACACGGCACTGGGCTACGGTGCCTGAGGAGCAACGGCGCGAGCGCATGGCCGAGATGGGCCGCGGCAATCGGGGGAAGCCGAAGTCCGAAGAGCACAGGCAGAACATTGCTCGCGGACGCGCTCAGCTCACCGAGCAGCAAGTCCGTGACATCAAGCGGCGGCTCGGAGACGGCGAGGCGACTCGCATCCTCGCCGAGGACTTCGGCGTGCACGTCAGCACGATCTCGAACATCCGGCGTGGCCGATCCTGGTCGCATATCCACTAGCCCAACTCAACGCATAAGCCCGGCCCTCCCCTTGAGCGCCGGGCTTTCGCACGTCAACCCTCACACCCTCACCCTTCTGGAAGTCCCATGGTTGCGAAGGTCACCGCCAAGAAGACCCCCGCGAAGCGGTCGGCAGCGCGCACTGCACCCGCGTTGCCGGCCTCGGCCCCTGCAGACGATGTCATTCGCTTGACGTCGGATCCCGGGCTCGCCGAAGAGCGCGTGCCGCTGTTCTACATCGACGACCGCGAGTACACGGTGGCGAAGCGGCCGGGCGTGAACGTCGGCCTGGAGTACCTGCACCTGTCCCGCACGTCCGGGCAGGAGATCGCGATCGACTACCTGCTGGGGAAGCTCCTTGGCGAGGAGGGCTACAGGGCGCTTCGGGAGTACGACCAGCTGACGTCGGACCAGTTCAAGCAGATTTGCGAGGTGGCGGCGCGGCTGACGCTGGGCGCGATTGAGCTCCCAAAAGACTGACCGACCGCACGTGGCAGCTCGGCTGGGTGCTGGACCACCTCGACGACATCGCGTCGGACCTTTCCGCGTTCCACCGCGTCGACGACATGCTCGCCCTCGCCGGCCCGGTGTTCTTCAAGCTGGTGTGGCGTCTCCCTTGCTACGCGGGTGCCATGCAGCAGCGGGTCCTTGCTGAGCAGGAGGCGTCCGTTGCGCCCAATGCTGGCGCGTCGTCACGCGCGTACGGCCAAGACATCAACCCGGGCACGCAGGCCACGTTGATGGCAGCCCCGGAGTTCGCAGGCGTCTTTTCCTTCGGCTAGCAGGATCTCGGGGGTGAGTCGTGCCCGAGGGCTTCCGCATCGCTACAGCGTTCGTCTCCGTCTCTCCGGACCTGTCGGGTTTCCGTGAGGAGCTGAAGGAGAAGCTCGACGAGGCCGTCGCTGGCATGTCGGCGAAGGCCCGCGTCAGCCTGGACACGAGCGAGCTCGACGCCAAGGCCGATCTGGCGAAGGCCAAGGTCGACGAACTCGACGGGGCCCGCGCCGAACCGAGCATCCACCTCAACTCCGAGGCGCTGAGCGCGTCGGCGGATGAGGCTCGCGCCAAGCTGGACGAACTCGACTCCCGCTCCGCGCGACCCGATGTTGGTCTCGAAGCGGGCGACCTGGACGCGCGGATCGACGAGGCCCGCGCGAAGCTGGACGAGCTCGACGCCCGCAGCGCGTCGGCTCGCCTGGACCTGAACACCACCGAGTTCGATGCGAAGCTGGACGAGGCGGGCGCGAAGCTCGCGGCATTCAACTCTGAGTCAGCGAGCCCTCGCCTTGGCGGCGCTGGCGGCGAAGGTCGCGGCGGCGGTGGCGGTGAGGGTGGCGGCCTGGGCGGTCTGATCGCCATGGGCGTCGGCAGCCTCATGCCCGGCGTCGCCGGCGCCGGTGCCGGTCTCGGGCTCCTCGGCGCGACGGGCGGCCTGGCGTTCGGCGGGATAGCGAAGGCCCTGTCCTCGGCGCACCAGGCATCGCAGAACGTTGGCCTGCTTCCGCAGCAGCTCGCGGCAACGCAGTTCTCGAACCAGGTCGCGGTTCAGCAGGCGCAGCAGCAGGTCGGCTACTCGCGCGAGCAGGCAGCGCAGGACGCGATCACGAGCGCGCAGCAGATCGCGCAGGCGCAGATGAACCTCGCCAGCACGGAGCGGAACGCCGCCGAGCAGCAGATCCAGGCGTTGCAGTCGGTGAAGCAGGCCGAGCAGGGCGTCGAGGAGGCCAACTATGCCCTGTCGGAGGCGCAGTACAACCTGAACCAGGCGTGGGTGTCGGCGCGGCAGAACATCATGCAGCTGAACGACCAGCTGGCCGACTCCAAGCTCAGCACCGAGGCGGCGAAGCTGGCGGTGCAGCAGGCCGAGTACCAGCAACGTCTCGTCGACCAGAACGCCTACTCGACGCAGCTGGACCGGGAGCAGGCTGCGCTTGCTGTGCAGCAGGCGCAGCAGCAGGTCAAGGACGCTACCGACCAGCAGACGATTGCGCAGCAGAAGGCGAACCAGGCGAACAAGGAAGGCGTCTCGGGGTCGCAGCAGGTCATTCAGGCGAAGCAGGCCCTGATTCAGGCGCAGTACGGGCAGTCGAACGCGCAGGCGCAGTACGCGGATGCTCAGCGGCAGCTCACGCTGACGGAGCTGAACAACGCGCAGCAGATCAAGCAGGCGCAGATGCAGGTCGCTGCCGCGCAGGAGCAGGCGGCCTATCAGCAGATGCGTGACGCCCAGCAGGTTGCCGACGCGCAGCAGAACGTCACGAACACCATCCGGGAGCAGCAGCTCCAGATGGCGGCCACGCAGGCGACGTCGAACCAGGCGGCGAACCAGTTCGCGAAGGACATGGCGCGGCTCACCCCTGCGGGTCGCGACTTTGTGAACCAGATCCTGGGCATGAAGAGCGCGTTCCATGGCCTTGAGGAGGCGGCGCAGAACGCGACGCTTCCTGGGTTCACGGCGCTGCTGCAGGGCATCCAGCGGATCATGCCGACGATCCAGGGCGGCATCTCCCAGATGGGGTCCGCGCTGGGGCAGATGGCTTCGTCGGTCGGGAAGGAACTCGCGAAGCCCGAGGCTGTGCAGGTCATCAGCGGGCTGATTCAGAACGGTGTGCAGTTCGCGAAGATCGTGCTGCCTGCGTTCGGGGAGTTCGGGGCGAAGCTCGCCGAGATCGGTTCGAAGAAGGGTGCGGTCGATGGGCTGGCGAACTTGCTGGCGGGGTTCGCGCGCGGCCTGACCGGCATGGCGGACGCGATCGGGAAGAACGAGGGCCCGATCAACGCGTTCCTGACCGCGGCGGGGAATCTGATCGCGCAGATCGGTCCGCCGCTGGGCCAGATGGTCGGCCTTGTGGCGAAGGCGCTAGGGCCGCTGACGGGCTACTTGAACGCGCACCCCAACGGCACGGTCGCGAAGGTCATCGGGGACATCGTCGCCGGACTGCTGGTCATGCAGGGCCTGAAGAAGGTTCTCCCGGACGTCCTCACCAAGCCGCTCGAGGACGCCTTCTCGAAGCTCGGCGACACTGCAATCAAGGGGCCCCTCAAGAACCTCAAGACCCAGATCACCGAGGGCTTGAAGGACGCCTTTTCTCCGGGCGGCCTGGTGAACAAGCTGCACTTCCAGGTGACTTCCGCGTTGGAAGATGCCGCGAAGGCGGCCCGCGTGGGCGGTTCGAAGCTCGCAGAGGCGCTGAAGTCTGCGATCCCGACGAAGTTCGACTTCAAGCTCCTTGCGGAGTACGCGAAGAACGCCGGGGCCCAGGTCGCGGCCAGCATGTCGTCCGGGCTCTCCCGGGTGGCCGGGTTCTTCACGGAGACGCTGCCATCGGCGACTCGCGCAGCTGGGACTGCCTTGGCTTCGTTCGCGTCGAGCGCGGTGTCGGTGATCTCCGGATGGGGCTCGAAGGTCGGCCAGATGGCCACGTCTGCCGGGTCGGCGATCGCGCAGTTCGCAGCCACCATGGGCGCGAAGCTGGCCCAGGCTGCTGTTGCGACGGGCACGTGGATCGCGGAGAACACGGTTGCGGTCGCCAGCTATATCGCCGAGAACGTCGCCGCGGCGGCGTCGGCGACGGCGGCGTTCATCGCGGAGAACCTTGCCACGCTCGGCCTGATCGCCGGGATCGGCCTCGTGATCGCCGCGATCGTGCTCCTGGCGACGCACTGGAAGGACGTGTGGCATGGCATCGAGGTCGCTGCGCTGTGGCTGTGGCATAACGTGCTCGACCCGATGTGGCACGGCATCGAAGCCGGAGCGTCGTGGGTCTACAACAACGCGATCAAGCCGTACTTCGATCTGATCGTCCTGGCCTTCAAGGGCCTGGAGTCGGCGGCGATGTGGATGTGGCACAACGTCTTCGACCCCCTGTGGCAGGGGATTGAGATGGGGGCTCACGCCTTCGTTTCGGCCTTCTCCGCAGCGTGGTCCGCGCTGGAGGGCGTCTTCAAGACGCCGGTGAATTTCTTGATCGGCACGGTGTACGACAAGGGCATCGCCGGCATGTGGAACGACGTCGTCGGCGTTTTGGGGATGTCCGCGCTGAAGTTGCCGATTATCCCTCAGTTGGCGGGCGGCGGTGTCATCCCGGGCTACGCGCCCGGGCGGGACACGGTTCCGGCGATGCTGTCTCCGGGTGAGGGTGTGCTGGTTCCGGAGGCGGTGCAGGCGATCGGCCCGGGCACCGTCCATGCGTTGAACGCTCAGTACGGCAACGGGCGCCAGTCGACAGGCGGCCACTTCGCCGGGGGCGGCATCGTTAACACAATCGGCAACGCCATCGGGGGATTTTTCGGCGGCACCAGCGACGTTGTGAAGATCGCCGCAGCCGTCCTCACCGGCAACTCGACGGCTCTGTCGAACGCTTTGGACAAGTTCGTGGGCACGAACGCGGTCGGGGACTTCGGCAAGATGATGCTGGGCATCCCGACCAAGCTCATCCACGACGCTGTCCAGGCCCTGATGTCCGTGTTCAGTGGCGGCTCTGGCGGCGGCGGTGCTGTTGGGGCGATTCCGACTGGCCAGCACTTGGCGATCATCGACGCCGCGTTGGCTGCGGCTGGGGTGCCGCCGCCTGGCACGAAGGCGGAGTGGGAGGCGGGCCTCAACACGCTGATCACCCGCGAGTCCAGTTGGAACCCGAACGCGATCAACCTGACCGACAGCAACGCCGCGGCGGGTGACCCCTCTCGCGGCCTTGCTCAGACGATCATGTCGACGTTCATGGCGTACCACGTGCCCGGCACGGCCCTGAACATTTTCGACCCGGTCGCCAACGTCGCGGCGGCCATCCGATACATCGTCGCCACGTACGGCAACATCTCCAACGTCCAGCAGGCCAACGCGAATCTGCCCCCCAAGGGTTACGACAGCGGCGGCCTCGCGACGGGCATGGGGATGCTGCCGAAGTACACGCCGCGCCCGGAGCGGGTGTTGAGCCCGGGCCAGACGGAGAACTTCGAGCGGCTGGTGGCCTGGCTGACCGCGAGGCCGCCTGGCAGCGGGTTCGGCAGGGAGGTTCAGGTCGAGCAGAATTTCTACGGCTCGATGCTGCCGAACCCGGAGCAGCAGGCGCAAATGAAGCGCGACCTGGCGCTCGCTCTCAGTGGGGCGTGACCGTCAGGGGGCGAAGTTGCTCCCGGCGCCCATGCCTCGCAGGCCGTACTGCATGAGCTCGCAGCCGGTGAAGGTGAGGTTCTGGCCGGATCCGTCGAGGGCGTCCACATGGCCTTCGGCGGACTGGCCCGGTCCGATGTCGGGCGCGTTGCCGGTGACGTTGTCGCCGAGCACGTCGCTGCCGTTGAGGAAGTCGACGGTCAGGGCGGGCGCGCCAGTGAGGCTGTTGCTGACGTTGGTGTACCGGTAGATCAGGCCGCCTTTGGCGTTGGTGCCGAACTTGGCCTGCTCCGCGGGCGTGTACGCGCCGCAGGACACGGGCGTGATGCGGAACGGGCCGGGCGGCAGCGTCTTGGCCTGAGTCGACAAAAGGATCTTCGATGCGTTTCGGCTTGCTGACGGCGCAACCACCGGGGTCGGGCTCGCGCTCGTTGGTGCCGCCGTGGCGCTGAGTGTGGGCGTCTCGCTCACCGCGGGAGCGGCGGCGGGAGTGCTGCTGGCGCAGGCGGCGGTGAGCAGGACGGCGGCGAGCGCCGGAACGTGGCGGATGCGCACTGCGGATCCCCTTCGTGTGGCGGCTGGGTGCACCGAGTGTGCCAGAGCAGAGAAGACCATCGTGACGGCTGTTACCGGGACGTGACGGGGGTGACAGCTTGGTCGCGTTCGCAGGCCAGCCCTACACGCTCACGCTGAACTTCTACAACGAGGTCACCAACACCCTTACCGACCCGTCGTCCGTCCAACTCGACATCACCTACGGGCAGCAGGTCGGCTTCGTCGCGGACACTGCGGGCCCGTACACCTACCAGGGCGCGAGCTCGCCCACCACGGGACAGGTGTGGCGAACTGGCGTCGGCCAGTATGCGTGCATCTGGAACATCCCCTACGGCACCGCGCAGGGCGTGTACGTCGCGAACTGGACCTGCTCCTACGGCGGCAACACATTCCTCGGCGTCGAGGACTTCACCGTGTCCGGCGGCGTCCCGGTCGCCGTAACCGGCGGCGACACCGGCTTCTGGACCGGCGGCCTCATCTACTCCAGCGCTGGGCTGGACATCGAGTTCGGGAAGACCGACTCGAATGGGATCACCTGGTTGTGGCAGAAGATCGAAGGCTGGGACGGTCCCGACGTGCAGGGAGCCGGCGTCATCCCCCGCTCGGGCGACCACGGGGCGTGGGCGTCGCCGCAGTATTTCGCCGCCCGGACGATGACGCTGACCGTCACGGCGTCGGCGCCCTCCCAGGCCCTGCGCGACACCGCACGGGCGCTCCTGCAGCAGGCCGTGCCGATCAGCGACCTGGCGAAACTGCGCTACGACGAGCCCATCCCGAAGTTCACGTGGGTGCGCCGATCCGGCAAGGTCACCGAGGCGTATCCCACGCTCGCGGACGTCACCTTCACGGTCGGTCTCGTTGCCCCAGATCCCCGCAAGTACGCAACGGTGCAGCGCACGGCGCAGATCGGCCTCACTCCGGCTGGCGTGGGCGGCGGCATGGTCGTGCCGTTCACGGTGCCGTTCACGCTTCAGGCCGCCGCGGCGCCGGGTGCGGCGACGTCGGTCAACGGCGGCAATTTCCTGTCTCCGCCGGTGGTGGTCGTCACGGGCCCTGTGACCGCGCCGACCTTGGCGAACTTGACGACGGGGCAGACGGTTTCGTGGTCGACCCTCACCCTCGGGGCTGGTCAGCAGTTCGTCGTCGACTTCCTCAACCGGCAGGGCTACGTCAGCCCGACCACGGTCTCCACCAGCCCCGGCATCCCGTCCACGGGCGGCACGTACTGGCCTGCGGACGCGTCCTCGTCTTGGTGGCAGTTGGCCGCTGGCTCCAATCAGGTCCAGTTCGGTGGCACCGCGGGGACGGGCGCGACCGCGGTTTTCTACTGGTCCGACAGCTACATCTAGAAGGGGACCATTGTGGCGACTTCGGTGACGACGAGCCTCCCGATGTGGCTTGCGGGCTGCACGTACGACGCCAACGGCGGCAACGATTTGCGCAACTCGGGGGTCACGGCCTACTTCTACGACCCGAGTGTCGTGTCTGGCACGACGATCGGCGTGCTCGGCGGCGTGGTCGGCGGTGCTGGCTTGGCGGTTGGCGCGGGCACCGGCATGACGGTGACGGTCGCCCCAGGATCGTTCGTGGTCCCGAACTCCTCTACGCCGACGGCGGGAGGCTACGCGTCGACGCTGTCGTCGCAGGCGACGCTGACGGTGCAGACCGCGGACCCGTCGAACCCGCGCATCGACATCATCGTGGCGAACGTCGTCGACAACGGCAACAACACGTCGTTCGGGCAGGTTCAGATCATCACGGGGGTGGCGGCGCCGTCGCCTTCCGCGCCTTCCGCGCCCTCGAACTCGGTCACGTTGGCGCAGTTGTCGGTGCCCGCTGGCACGTCGTCGATCACGGCGGGACTGATCACGGACAAGCGCACGTACACGACTACGACGGGCGGTGTTCTCGTCGCCCCCAAGGGCACGGTCGCGGGCTACACGGGCCAGGTCGGCTACGACGCGCAGTCGGGGAGCTTCTACCACAACGCCGCTGGCGGAGCGGCTCCGCTGCCTGTGCTGCCATGGCAGCCGGTCACCCTGTACAAGACGTCGACGACGATCTCCGTCAACGGTGCGATCGTGACCGTACTGTCGGCGACGCTCACCCTGGACGGCAACACTGACATCGGGATCTACATCAAGGGCACCGGCATCCAGATGAATGCCAGCCACGGCGAGTTCGGCGCGAACTTCCAGGCGTACGTGGACAGCACGCTGATCGACGAAATGGTGGTGTTCAACACGGCGTCGGACGGTGTTGTTCGTGGGGGCGGCTCAATGACGGCCTACACCTCGGGGTCGCAGGGGACCACACCCTCGGCGGGCACGCACACGATCTATTTCAAGCTTCAGGGGATCGATTCCAGCGGCGTGAACGTCACCCTGTACGCCGCGAGCTATGCCCCGTCCGTTCTCCGAGTCTTCCCGCTGTCGCGCTGATGTCCACGTACTCGTACCTGGCCACGGACCTGCTATCCGGGAAGATCCTCGCCGACAACCTGCCCTTGAACGTGCAGAGCTTCGGGATGCAGCTGAACGGCACGGGCTCGCTCACCGGGGCGCTGAACCTCAACGAGCTGTACGCGGTGAACGCGCCTGCCGTCGCCGCGCTGGAGTGCCGCCGCGGCGTCGTGTGGGTGCTCCAGGACGGCTACCCGGTGTGGGCTGGTGTGGTGTGGGACTGGCCCGACCAAGGCAGGCAGTCGGGGACGCTGCAGATCCAGGCGCAGACGCTGGACAGCGTGTGGAGCCATCGGCTGATCACGGACACGATCCAGTACCAGGCCGTCGACATCTTCCAGGCCTTCATCGACCTGGTGAAGTACGGGATGAGTAAGCAGTCCCCGTACATCGCCAGCATCTCCCCGGCGGCGACGCGGCCGGCCGCGTATTTGTCGATGGTGGCCACGAACGGGGCGGTTGCCCGGCTGGTGCTGCCCACGGGTTCGTCGGCGGTCGCTCAGGTGCCTTGGACGGCAGGGCACACCTACTCGGATCTGACGCAGATCAGCTCCGCGTGGCAGGACATGTGCGCCTCCGGGTCGCTGGAGTACGCGTTCGTGCCCGGCCTGGACAGCAGCGGCAACCTGGCGGTGTTCCTTCAGCTGGGATATCTGCGCCTGGGTCGGACCGCCCCCTCGTCGGGGTACATGCTGTCCTATCCGGGCAACGTGATCGACTACGGCTACCAGCGCACTGGCTCGCAGTCCAGCAACTACGTGTGGGCCACCGCACCGCCGAACGGTGCCGCGTTGCAGTGGGAATCCGCGTGGCCGCACGGCGCGGACCTCACCGACCTGGGTGCCGGGTATCCGCTGATGGAGTCCACCGTGTCGTGGCAGGGCTCCGTCGTCACCTCCCAGTCCCAGGTGAACAGCTTCGCCGACGGGCAGGTGAAGCTACGTGGGCAGGCGATGACGCTGCCGCTGATCAAGGTGGGTGGCAGTAGCCAGCCCCGGTTGCGGGACATCGTTCTCGGTGACAGCACCACCTTGACGGCGACGTCGTCGCTGCACCCGCCGAAAGCCAACGGTGCCCCGGGGTTGCAGATGAGCGTGCGCGTGGTGGGTTGGACCGCCTACCCGCCAGGTCCCCAGCAGTCGGAGTACATCCAGTTGACGACGAGTGGCGTTACTGCCTGACAGGGGGTCGGGGTGACGCTGTATCCGCTGGACTTGGAGCGGCGGTTCGCGGCGACGATCAGGGCAATGCAGGAGCGAATCGCGAAGCTGGAATCGCGCACCGCCGGGATCGACTCGGGGTACCCGCTCGCGCTGCTGCCGGCCACGATCGACCCCTCCTACAGCAGCGGTGACCCGTACGCGTACATCAACAACTCGCCGAACCTGACGGGCCCGTACTACCACTTGTCGTCGTACACGCCGGTCGCGAGTGACCTGGTGGTCGTCGCGCCGATCGGCGGCGGCATGAACACGTATGTCGTCCTCGGCAAGCTGGTCTAAGGAGTCGCATGACGGCCAACGTGTACGGCGTCACGCTCGCCAACCTGCTGGGCTGGCTCAACGTCCAGGCGCCCCCGTACAACGCGACTGGGAACGGCACCACGGATGACACTGCGGCGATCCAGGCGGCATTGAATGCGGTGCCGGCCAATGGCGGGACTGTGTATCTGCCGACAGGCACCTACAAGATCACCTCCACGCTGACGGCTTCCGTCACGGGCACGCGGATCGTCGGCAACGGGTGGAGCGCGCAGATCCTCTACGACGGTAGCGTCGTCACCACGGCGATCACACCGACGGGCAACATCCGCTGCTTCGTGCAGGACATTCGCGTCTCGCAGTCCAACACCTCCCACCTGGGAACGGCACTGGACTGGTCGGGGTGCTCCAGCAGCACCATCGAGCGCGTCCTGATAGACGGCGGCGGCGGCGGTGTGGCACCGAACATCGGGATCAAGCTCAACGCGTCGACGTGCCACTACAACGTGATTCGTGACTGTCGTATCAACTACGGCGGCACCACCGCACAGGGCATCTCGATCCAGGGATCGTCGCACTCGAACGTCGTCGACAACGTGCGCCTGATCCCGCAGGGCGACGACGTCAACAGCTCCGGCATCTACATCGTCAACACGCACTCGACGACGCTGATCCGCCCGGATATTGAGTCCGCGGCGGGCAACGGCGTTTTCTTGGACACGGCCGCGCACGGCACGGCGATGTACAACGTGTACTGCGACACGAACAACATCAACCTGAAGATCAGCAGCGGTGTCATCGCGCCGTCCCTGTTCGGCGGCACGTTGCAGGGCGGCGTCACGGCAAACGTGCAGGACAACGGCGCGATCGGGCCGGTGTACTTCAACGCGTGGCCGAACAGCGGCACGACGGACCTCAACAAGGTCTACCTGGTCGGCGGGAACTTCGGCGTCTCCTCGAACCTGCTGGTGGGCTCGACCACGCCGCTCGGCGACAACGGTGCGGGCGAGTTCCAGCTAGCCGACGCCACGACGGTGCCGACGACCAGCCCGACCGCAGGCAGCACGGTCTACTCCGAGTCGAGCACAGCCCACCCGCTGAAACTGCGCGACACCTCGGGCAATGTGCGCTCGCTCGTGGACGGCTTTTTTCAACTCGCCACCAGCCCCACTTTCACCTCCGCCACGCAGACGGCGACTCCGGTCACCCTCACGGTAGCGGCGAGCGCCACCTACGTGATGGAAGCGGCCCTGATCTTCTCCAACACCACCGGCAGCACCACCCCGTCGTGGACCGGCCCGACCGGCGCCACGATGCAGTGGAACGACACCGGCGCGTCGCTCGACTACAGCTCGACGATCGGCGCGACGAACAACAGCTACGCGTCGAACGCGGGCACCAGGATGGCGTTTTTCAAGGGCCTCCTCGTCACCTCGACAACGGCCGGTTCGCTGACGCTGACGCTCGGCGTGTCCGCGGGCACCACGACGCTGTCGGCGGGCAGCTACCTGCGCCTGACCCGGGTGAAGTAGCCCAGCCGCCCGCTTGATCCACCGCACCGCGAAGGGGGCGAAGTGGCTGATGATCCAACTTCAGCAGAGATCGGTCGCCGCCTGGATGCTCACGAGCTGCGCACCGACCGCGTCCACGCCGAGCTAGAGGCCCACATCAACCGCGTGGCCGCAGAGATGGTGCCGCTCGCCGTCTACCAGGCCGACCAGCGGGCCCTCGCCCAGTTGCAAGCGCAGGCACAGCGGGAACACGACGACGATCTGCGGCAGCTCCGAGAGGACGTCATCAAGCCCCTCGCGGAGCGCGTCTCCGTGCTGGAGCGGCTGCGAACCATGGGCTTCGGGCGTTGGGTCGGTGTCCTTGGAGTCGTGGCGGCTTTCGCTTCCGTGATCGTGACCGCTTGGGCCACCTCGAAGGGGGCATCGCATTGAGCACAGCTAGTGCCCCTTCGAGACCTCACCGTACAGACGTGCGGCTCGCGCTGATCGCCGTGGTGTTCGTGGCGGGTTGCGCGTACGTAGTCCTGCAACTCGTCGGCTTGCGGCAGTCACTGGACAGCGAACGGCGGTCGCAGGCCGCAGACTCGGCAGCGATCGCCCAGTTGTCCAATGCCCTGAACACAACCCGCTCACAGCTCCAGCAGCACGGCGTGACACCGAAGGTACCCCCGCCAACCGAGATCATCCAAGGCTTGGCCGGGGCGACCGGCGCTCAGGGACCACAGGGCATCCCGGGCAAGGACGCACCAACGCCGAACCCGACGGCGATCGCATCAATCGCCGCAGGCATGGTGCATCCGAGCCCGGGCCCCAGCGGACCTCCCGGACCGCAAGGCCAACCGGGCGCGAACTCGACCGTCCCGGGGCCGCAGGGACAGCCAGGTAAGGACGGGCAACCGGGTCAGCCCCCTGCGGGCTGGACCACCAAGAACCCGGACGGAAGCACCACCACCTGCCAGCGTGTGGCGAACTTCGACCCGAACAACCCCTGGTACACGTGCACGACGTCGGCACCGCCGTCGCCGTCGCCGTCTCCTTCTCCGACGCCGACCGGCCCGTCCCAAAACCAGGCAGTCACCAGCACGAGCCAGGCGCAGTCGAAGCCCAGGCAGTCCGCGCATTCGACCGGCCCCAGGTGAGGAGTCACGTGAAGCAGCG